ATGTTTAGTGAAAATGTCATTACAGATATTATCTATTGGATTGAAGAAAATTTAGAGAAAGATCTAAAACTTGAGAATGTTTCACAAAAATCAGGATATTCCAAATGGCATCTTCAACGCATGTTTAAAGAGCAAACAGGATTGACATTAGCGTCTTATATTCGAGCAAGACGACTTTCTTGTGCTGCTGTTGAATTACGCTTACAAAGAACGCCACTACTTGATATTGCGTTAAAATACCGTTTTGATTCGCAACAAACTTTCTCTAGAGCGTTTAAAAAGCTATTTAATATGACGCCCTATAATTACCGTAGAAAAGAAAATTGGCAAGCTCATGGCTTTACATTGCCATTAAGAAAATTTAGTGGTTTTAATTTAGATATTGAAATCGTTACTATTGATTCTCTCTCTTTAACGGGAATAGATCATACCTATAAAGCCAATGCAATCGATTGGAATTTTAGTACAGAAAAATCACGAGAAGAGTACTGGAAAGTGTTCTTTCAACATGCACTCTACAAACATGAGCGGGTTTATGCTTTACACAATATTTTATCTAAGAAAAATAATGAATTAACGATAAAATATGCAACTATGATGGAAAATAAACCTGAAATACATAATACACAATTTTTGCATAGAGCACATATTGAGAATGCCAAATACCTTAAATTCACAATCCCTGAAAAATTACTCACATTAGAGTATAAAGATATTATCTATAATATATATGGTATTTTACTTAGAAAGTTAAATATACCTAGAAAAAAAGGATCACCGGATATTGAGGAATATATTTTTAAAGAAGAATATCCCGTTTCTAACCTAGCTTACAAACCGATTCCTTTAGTGAAAGATGTGAATTATTATATTCCGATCGAAATTGAGCTAAATGATAAAAATAAGATAAAATAATTTTGTTAAAAACCATCTATTTCTAGATGGTTTTTTCGTCTAATACGCTATAAGAAATTATTTTTACTTAATAAAACAATAAATAATTTCAGGATCGTTTTCATCAAGGTTTTCAATGCAACCACTTTCAATAAAACCTGACTGAATTAACATATTTCGCATTGCATGATTAGATTTATTGGTTGATGTAAATAGCTTATCTCCTTGCGTATTTTCCTGAAAATAAGTAATCAGGCATTTTCCATAACCTTTCTGGCGATACTTCTTATCTATCATCACAAGTTCAATAAATGGGTTATTAAAAAAGTGATGATGAATAACACCATATCCCACCACTTCCGCATTACTCTCAAGAAGGTAAACAGCTTGGCTATCAAGCCAAGCTTTAATTTCATCAATACGTGAGGCGTTCTGTTGAGCATAGGTATCTAACTCAATAAGCGCAGATAGGTGATGGTATGTGGCAGGAGTGATTTTCATGGTTTCTTAGTCTTACTACTATTGAGAAATATTAATAGCTAGAAGAACAAAATTTAATATTAAAGTTAATTAACTAGCAACAAAAACTCTGACTATTCCTGTGTTTCCCTTACCAAAAGCACGATGTATTCGTTTACCATTGTTAGATGTTTTGAACGTACACCAGTTATTATCAGAGTGACCACACCACATTGGAATATTATCAACAGGGGGCATTATAAATGAAGTCCACTGACTACCACCTAGATCAACCCATACTATTTTTCCTCGAATATCTTCATTTATATTAACACCATTATCACTTAGCCAATCACCGTTATATAGCTCCTTCCAACCAGTTACTTTATATTTTGCGAATCGGTTATCACTTTCTGCTTTAGTGTAACTACTCCCAGCAATGGCATAATTCCCTTTTGGCTGATACTTATTATCAGATTCACCTTTTGAATAACTATACCCCGATGTTAAATAATTCCCTTTTGGCTGATATTTTCCATCCGATTCGCCCTTAGAATAACTATAACCCGATGCTAGATAATTTCCTTTCGGTTGATATTTTCCATCAGACTCACCTTTTGAATACGCCCCCACATCACCTGCGGTCGGTTTATTTTGACTATTAAACTCTTTCGCCCATGGTGTAAAACCTCCAGTACCGTACTGGCTACGAGAATAAATACGGCTCGTGTTATAAACATAATAAAGCTGAGTAATACCCGCATTTTTTAAAACAATTAACGTACCCGCCATGGCTTCTGGGTAATTTAAATTTGTAGTCGCATTTGCATTTGCTGGCTGAAAATAGATACCCGCCGTTTTATAGTTATTTAAGTTTTGATTAGCGCCAATTGAAATAGCTTGACCATTAAAAATATCTTGCGAGGTTATCGTCACATCACCACTTAATGGCTTATCATTAACTTTACGCGTGGTAGCAACATAATTACCTTTCGCTTGATATTTATTATCCGCTTCAGATTTTGAGTAACTATAACCTGCTGCTTGGTAATTTCCTTTTCCCTGATATTTACTATCCGATTCTGCTTTAGTATAGCTTTCACCTTTAGTTGCATAATTTCCAGACGGTTGATAACTTCCTTTTGGCTGAAATTTACCCTCTGATTCTGCTTTTGTGTAACTATCCCCTTTATTCGCGTAGTTTCCAGCGGGTGCATAATTTCCTTTGGGTTGATATTTGGTATCTGTTTCCGCTTTAGAATAACTGTGACCTTCAGCCTGATATTTACCTACGGGTTGAAAGCGTTTATCTGCATCACCTTTAGAATAAGCACCAACTTCATTGGCGGTAATATCCGCTTTTAATTCAATCCAGGCATTACCTGCAACTGGCTCGACATTATTATTTTCTATTTTAGACTGCCAAGCTTTATTCTTATGATAAACCACACTACGCATTGGGTAAGGCTTGCCCGCTTCAGACCATTTTGCAAAACCCTGTAATTGCATTTCGCCAATAGATTCGGTGATATCGTGAAATAAGCTATTCATTTTTTCACGTTCAATATCTTTTGCTGCTGGATCAGTCACTTGGTCACGCTCATAATCATAACCATAACCTTGTGTATAAGACACAGAACCATCAGATTGGATTTCTACAGGCACAACGGTTTTATCCCCTTGTGTTGCAAAGGGGGTTTTAAATATTTTAGTCATAGGAATTATTCTCCGAAATTACTCTTCAGAAAGTTTTTACGATATTGACCATAACCAAACGCTTTTTTGGTTATGATGCGATATTTGACACCCACGCCAGAAGGACGCGGCATTAAGTCGAAGTTCTCTAATAAAAGGCGTAAACGTTCATCTGGATTAAAATTAAAAACGTAATACATATACGTCATATCAAAAGGATCAAGCACAAAGACTTTGCTATCTTCACGCCAGAAGAAACGTTTAAGAAATTCATTAATATTAGTTACGGTAGGGCTTTGAGTGAGATTGAAATAACGCATTCTCACCAACATTCTTTTTTGATCTAACGTCAGCGATAGAGTGTAATCAGCATTTCGTCGAAAGTTTGCCTTAAAATTAGTTTTCTTTTTACCAAAACCAAACCCTATTTTATTTTTATCACTCGGTGGAATATCTATCCCTAAAGGCACATCTAAAATACGTGACCATACGGATAAACCAAAGTCGTTAGCTGTATCAATATTAAAGACATCTCGATACCAGTTTTGCCAGAATGAAACTGTAGATTGATGAAAGTAAGCCGCTTTTAAATGCGCTAATGCTTTTAGCTTATCTGCATTTTCATATTGCCAGAGGATCGCTTTGAGTAGATCAGAATGAAAATCAAATTCTTGAATATTCATACGATCACCACTTGTACCGCCCCTTTTGGTAATCGGGCAATCTGATTAAGACCAATAGGAATTAATGCAACATTCCAATTCTTTCCATCTGTTGAAAGCTCAACTTTAGTGACAAATAAATGAGGCTCAACCGCATTAACCGCAGCTGAAATTTCAAAAGGAGAAACGTCTCGCCCAACCACCAGCCCATTATCACCTTCTATTTCACCCTGTACCCATTTCTCTAATGCATTAGGAATAATGGTTTGAGCATCAATATTGGATTTCTTTACCGAAACACGGCAAAACACAGGTATTTCTTTCGGTCGAGAGAACTTAATAGGATATTCCTGACCACTTGCTGGCTCTATTACCTTTATTTCAATATCACCATTAAATGCAGCACCTATTGTTTTTGTTCTTAATAATGATTTCGCAATTTCATGGCTATCTCCACCTTCTACACAGACATAAATGCTATGCGGTAATAATGAAATACCATCAACAATTAATGCGTTATCATTAAAATTTTCACGAAAAGAGAGAGAATTAACACCCTCTAATTCATATAATGAAGAAGTTATCGCGTCTGCAACACTGACTGTATTTTTAGCTAGTGTTTGTTTACGCCGACGCCTTGCCTTTATATCTGACTCAGCATGACGACCAACAACAGCATGGGTTAAGTTATTCACTTTTTCCCATCCTAATACAGAACTTGCTACTTTATTTAATTGCCCAATACCACAAGTAATAGGACCATATTCTTTGGCTCGCATATCACCTTTAATTTTTCCATTATTAGCGATAATTAATGGTGTTAACGTTTCAAAAACAGCCCCCGTTATTGTAATTGCCTGAGAGCCTTTAGGAATAATAGTACCGGGAATACCCGTAAACTCGACATGACTTAAATAGGAATGTGTGGCATTAATACGCTCTCCGCCCATTAACGCCCATATTGCATCGAGAAAAATGCCCCCCGCAATATCTGGGTTTATTTGATTTGCCAGTTCAGCATTATTACGAACAATCGCATCTCTATTTTCAATTTCCATGGTTGCCAATACCCCTTGTGGGGTTTCTGGCGATAAATTAATAGATTGACCAAATACAGTACGAAATTCATCTTCGACGTTATTTCGTAACGTCGATGTATCTGGCACAATCACTCCTTTATTATTAATATAACGATAGTCAGCCATTCAATGTAAATCCTCCATATATCGTGCGTATATCTGCCTGATATTTCAATATTCCCTCTTCTAGAAAAGCATGGAAATAGGTGATAGAGACAACTTCCTCTATTTCAGCAATCCGTTGTCGAAACGCCATTTCAAATAAAGGAAGATCAACTTGTCGGCTAAAGGTTGCTGACCAATAAGGAATACCTTTATCTTTTTTATGTAGCATTTCACCACGCACCGCTTTAATAAAATGCTGACAAAGATTTTTTACGGCTTCATCGTTGTCACAAATTTGGAGATTACCATCAGCACCTATCGCAAAATCATTCTGCTGGTTTATTGAAAATGTCCTCATATTGGACTCCCTGTATTGTCTTTTCCTGCTTGCACCCCACTATGAGTATGTGTTGAGCCGATATCTTTTCCGTTATGGCGCATCAGCCCACCTTGTGAATCGCTATTACCATTTACAGCGTAGTTGCCATTAACAGTAACATTGCCGGTAAATATCGTTTCAGGCGACTTAATTTCATACTTTGGCGTTTCTAATACCACTTTATCGTTATGAAGAGAAAAACAGACTGAGCCATCCATTGATTGAATAACCAAGGCATCAATGTTCTTCCCATCAATTGCCCATCCTTTGATCGTGTCAGGAAAAAACATCGCATCGCTAAACGAATGTAATCGCGTTGTATTGGGTTGATCTTCTAAACCTCCACGTTGAAAAATAAGGCTAATATCGCGATCACTCGCTTTTAACCAGCCAAAATCACCTGGTTTAATGGGGGCTCTAATAAAAAATCCACCGCCACCAAAGCGAAACACGGGAATATTAGCAACAGGAGCTCGAGAGATTTTTTCATCATCGGTAGTCAACATCATGACTAACGGTTTGATCATGGCTCTATTTGTCTGCTCATCATAATTAATTACCGTTGCGGGTAACATATCATCTGTATTCATCATTAAATGGCGAAATGCTGACGAAAAAGCGCCTGCCAATGAACCAACACTGGCAATATCATTATTAGGTTTGCTCATAATTAGGCTCGTTTACACGTTGCGGTATAGGTGAAATCGGCATCATGTGAAGCAACTTTAAACTCAAGCTGCTCAATAATGTAATCACCATTTAGTGAGGTATTTAATTTGCTATCAAGGCGGAGCATTCCACCTAATTCAGAAGTACTATCAATAAGATAGCTCACCGTTAATCCACTCTCTGTGGCTTTGGGAATGCCGATCATGCCCGAATTCATATTCAAAATACGAAATCGATTTTTTAATGCTTTATCGTCATCTTTTACGAATAGCGTATCATCATCAATAAAAGCTTTAACATTTCCTGACTCTTGTAAACGCTCTATTTGATGTAATGCAGAGCCACAATAATACCAATTTGCAATATTCTTATCGGTCGCCTGAAAATCTAATTTCACACCACAATCATTAGCAATGGCTAATGCAATTTCACTTAATTTTTGCATTGCGCCACCACTAGAGGAAATAATTTTTCCAGAACAATGATGACTAGTTTTTGCCGATAACGTTACGGTGACATTCGGAGGAGAATCTATTTCTGCACTGACAATATCGCCAACAAAAAGCGAAAACACACCAGTGTTAATTCGACCAACTTCTAAATAAAGCCGCCGAACTTGTTTATTTTTATTATAAGGGCTGGTTTCCGTCAGTAAATAATCTCTTGTCTCGGCATTAAGCCCTGTAATAGCAACTTTACATTCGTTTTGTAATGGATTTGCATATTTTTTTCCTCCTGCTGATATGCGTAATCCTTCATACCATTGAAGCCTTTCTCCGACCTCAATACCCACCCTTATTCGTCGAAGATCCATCTTCATTACTCCAATACACTAATGATTGTGTTTTTGTAAATTCCTCATACCACGGTAAAGCATCATTTTCTGTGAGAAAAATTAAATTAATCCCTTGGTTTAAATAGCGGTAAGGAATAATCGGTGTATTAGCAACCAGACGAATACCTGTCATCAGCACTTCACCGTCTCGCTCAATATCACAAAACATCGTTTGATTAGCGACTTTTAGCGTAAATATCCAATCAACGCCCGATATTTCAACAGAAAATTGTTGATTAGGAATAGCTTGTAATGGAATTTCTTGCATTTTGTCTATCTCCTATTTTTCGTTTTTTCCTGCTCGTGTTGATTTTTTACTTTTGATATTTCCACGATTGACTGTCGAAGTTTGTTTTGGTTTTTTAGTCGATTTAGGGGATTTTTTATTATATTCAGGCTCTATTGTTTTCCATTCTATAAATTTAAGTTTTAATTCCATTGCATCCACTTTTGCAGGATCTTCATCATGAGTCAGACTTTCTAACAACATAGGTTGATAGGTTCTAACTCTAGTTTGAATGCCCACCAGCGTATGTTCGTCATAAAGCTGTTTTATAATAGAATAGCGATGTGCAATATCGCCCGTTAATAGTAAATCGACACCAATACTAATAGGATTAATAACAACGTGGTCGCTACGATTTTCACCATTTTCAATCGCAAATTTAATGGCTTGATGACTATCAGTAACTGAGACTTTAGTCAGATTAACGCTATCAAATAGCGTTACAAATGACTCTAAATCAAAAATTCTAACTTCAGTTATCATAATTAACTCTTTAATCCACTAGAGTGTTGCTGTGAAATTTCTTTAGCACCTTTATCTTTCAATACGTCATCTAAAGCTTTCGCAACACCAGGGCCATCCGTGGCTTGTGTTTCAATTTTGATTTCACCAATTTGAACATTACTTTCATTTTTAATGCTTGATTGGTTACTGATCATTTGGCTGGTCATCGGGTTTAAACTATTTGTCGAAGATAGTGTTAATCCATGATTTAACGCATTCACATCTTGTATTGGATTATAATATCGTACCGCAGGGTTTGACTGTGGCATGGAATAATTGAGACTGCCTTCGTCAGATAATTTTCGTTCTACTTTCTGAACAACAGTGACTTCTTTTTCAGCATCTTCCATTCCCAAAAAGCTTTTTGCTGATTGCCAAATTCCTTTTATGGAATCAATACCTTCATTAACCCAACCTAATATTTTCTCTATATATTCCCACATCCAACTAAATACATTCACCACAGCATCAGAGACAAAAATAAAGACATTAATTATTGATTGTCCCCACTCGATAATACTATTAATGCCCGCATTAAGCGCAATAACAAATTGTTCAAATGCATCAGATATATAATTCCAAGCAGCAATAACATGTTCAGCAATAGCCTTTGAAGCAATCTTTAGAGATTGAACAAAAACTTGCCATGCTTCCCATACAACCATTATGGCGTCTTTCAGCGCGGGGTATTGATCCAAAATACTGCCTATCATTGAATCATTACCATTAATAAAATTCATAATATCGTCATAGACGAGTTTAAATGCCGTCGCTAAAAGGCCAATAACAGCGGCAATGGCTAATATAGGAAGTGCCGTTGCAAGTGTGGCAACTGCCGCAGATACCATCGCGGGTAAATAATAAATAGCAACAGCGCTACCAATAGCTGAAAAAAAACCAATAACAAAATCTTTATTCTCAATACAGAAATTAACTAATTTATCAAACCACGTTATGCCTTTTGCAAGGACGGGGATAATTATCTCCAAAAAGTTATTTTTTAATTGTGCCGCTAATTGATCAAATTTATTCATTACCGCATTAAGTTGAATAGAACTTTCGATACTTTCATCATTAATACCAGAGAATTGTTTTTGCACCCCCATTGTACGCTCTAATTCTTCGCGACCTTTCATCATTAATTCAATGGTTTTTTCATCCACAACACCCAATTTTTCTAGCTCTTTTTGGGCCCCCTCAAAGTTCATTTCTTTGACTTTATCGGCGGTTTGTAAAAGCTGTTCAATAGGATCTTCTGTATCATTAAATGCATTAGCCATTGCCGTTAAATCCGCTTGAGCAGCTTCTTTTGTACCTCCCATTTCAGCCATGGCACCCGAAAAAGCATCGATATCGATAGCTGCGATACCTATTTTTTTACTCAGTTTGTCTAGTGACTCGATTTCTTTGGCACGATCTAATGAAGCAGAGAAAACCTTTTGCAAAGTACCCATAATATCCTTAACACCCGTGGCGTTAAGAATATAATCCTTCATTTTCTCTACGGTTTTTTGATAGCTTTTACCTGTTTCATCAACACTATCGCCTAATCGACGTTGAGCCTTTGCTTCTTTAACTGCAGCCTCAATGCCTTGTGTTTGCATTGTGGTAATAAAAGTATCGTAATCGGCACCTAATTGTTTAATCAGTGCATCGATAGCAATTTTACTTTCTTTATTCTTCTTCTCTGCTTCAGTTAACACTCCCAATTCATTATTCAGTGAGGATAGTTGCTCCTCCATAGCATCATATTCAGCATTGAGACTTGCTAAAATATGCGCTTCAGCTGCACCGTTGTTATTGACCAATCCTCTTTGATAATCTAATACCGACATAGAACTTTTCAGATCATCAATACGTTGTGTTACTGAATTAATTTTGTCTTGCGTTTCACTAATATTAAGATCAATATTTATTGGCTCATTAAGTGATAAACCCAGCATACCCACTAAGATTTCTTGCAAGAATTTATCAAACTCTTGAGTTCCCATTAGTGCGCTTTTAACAATGCTTTGAATTGAATTTTCAACGGCTACAGAAGCACTTATAATTTCATCACTATTAAATGAAATACTTATGTCATGATCTTCCGGTAGTTCACCAAGATTGAGATGAATTTCTTGAACAAAATTATAGAAACCAGTCATCCCCCCAGAAACACCCTGTTCAATATTTTTCATTTCAGCAAGAATTTCATCTGCTGATTTTCTGATATTTGCTAATGCACTATCAGAGACTTCAGCCTCCAACATCAGTACCTGAGAAAATACCTGTAATAGAGACATTATCTCTCCTTTGACGCCGCAAGCGCCTCGTTATAACGATTAGTAATCGCGATCTCCCACAGATCAAAGGCTTCCTCTAGATCTATGGTTGTTTTGAGCTCTGTGAAGGAGGCGAAACCCGCGGAGATGATGACGGCAAAGAAGCCATCAGCGTTTTTATAATCGACGGGAGAGAACCGCTGAACTTGCCTAGAAGGTATTGTAGGAAATTTTGGCTCCCGTCTTTGCCGAAAAAACTGGTATTGTACTTCAGCATTTCAAGCTCAAGACGAATCAAAGCCTCCCCATCAGGCACATGATTATCAATTAAGGTGCTGGTTTTTAGATAAATTTCTTGCCCTTCTTTTTCAACTGCCACATAAGCCATCATTTTTAACATGGCTTCTTTGCTCACTTCATAATCACCAATTTTAGGTGCATTCGATAAAGGATATTTAGCGAGGATCTCTCGCCCAATCGTTGCAGGTAATCGACTAATAATAAAAGTATGTTCTTCACGATCACTATCAATAACCGTGATCTCTTTTGGTTTAATTAACATAAGTGAATTCCATAAAAAAGGCGGCCGAAGCCGCCATTAGATGAATAAGAATAACGCTAATAATTAACGAGCTCTGACACGATCAAAATCTTGGAAAATAAAGGTGTACTGCTTAGACTTGAGACGTCCTGCACTCGCAACTGAATTACCACGGCTACCATTCGTCATTCGACCATTACGAGCCGTAGTCATAGAACCATCACCATAAGAAGCGACTAACGTAATAATATCGCTTGTATGACGACGGCCTCGTCTTGCTGTATTTGCATCAAGTAAAATCGCCAAGTTTTCATCTTCTTCACTACCTGCTAATACATTGATCGTTACTGTTTGAGGTGTAGGTGCTGACCAACTAACTAAATTACCATTAATATCCACTGCGGTTTGTGTGATATCTACTGCTGGTAAATCTAAAGGATCACCATCATCTGCAAATGTGGTAATGGGAATACCCGCAGGAAATGTATTGCTTGCTTGAATAATTAAACTTAAACCTGTTGCTGAAATATCGTTCATTGTTTGTTCCTTAAACTAAATTGTGTGAGCCTTCAACTTTACGAACCCAATCGCCTTTACCGTAAATTAATACATATTTCATGGTGTATTCTGGTAAATTAGAAGGGCCTGTTTCTTCAACGATTTCAGCGTGGTACCAATAACCTTTATTCTGTACATCGTGCCACGCTAAATCATCACCAGCGGCATCTGTAATGGCGATTTTTTGTAATTCAGTCAACGGCTTACTAGCGAGAATAGTGCCATTGTTTAATGCTTTCGTGACAGCACTGGCAATAACCATCATAGCTCTTGCTTCACCATCTTTATTCGCGGGAATACCACGAGTGGAAAGCAATAAGCTTAACCATTGCTGTGCAATATACGCTTTTAACCATTGCTCATTAGTATGAACACTCATATCTAATGGATTAGACGTATTTCCACATAAAAATCCACGTTGATAGAAACTGATTTCGGTACCAGTAACCGCCGTTTCACCGTAATAGTTCACACGTAATTTATCTAATCGATCCGCTGCTATATCGGTCTTAACTTGAGAGGGGAAAGTGATACCAAATTGACGATACATATAGTTCGTGGTCGCGTTTGTGCGATCAAAATCTGTTGCTGCCATGATTGCCATCGGTAAAGCTTGAACAAAAAAGCTATCCTCTGTTTTTAAATTTAATCCCGTTGATGCAGTACCAATTAAGGCTTTACTATAAATTTCGGCTTGTTTATCTGGAACTGACAAATAGAGCTGATATTTGACATTTTCACCCGCAATATACTCTGCTAACTCAACACTTTGCTCTACTGAAAGCTCAGTTAAAAATGTTGCACTACCAAATGAATCGGAAATCGCTTCGGCAGCGATAAATGCTTGCAGTGCCGTTTGTGCGACATTACCTTCAGATGCCTCTCCGTCACTTAACCCCATAGCATCAGCTAAAGGAGAATGTTCCATGATGATTTTTGCTTTTTCTTGTACACCGCCACTCATCAAAAAAGCACCATCAAGTGCATTAAAAGTAACATAGCAATTTGCAAATTGAGGCTCGCTTTCCGCGTTTAATTTAGCTTGGATCAGAGAAGCAACATCAGCGTAGGACTCCGCATCTTTTAGCGAAATATCCGTTATATTTTTTGAAATATCCCCGATAGTGACAGTAAATTCACCCTCTTCAATTAACTTTAATTTATCAAGAGTGGCGGCTGGCGTACCAAATAATGTCGGTGCTCGACCTACGGGTTCAAAAGAAGCAATTTGTAGCGCTTTAGGTTTACTAATAGGTGCGGGACTAACATAACTAAAATATTGACGCGCAAATTTTGCTTCTGGTGATCCCGCACCCAGTAATTCATCTACTTGTCCACTCGCAAATTCAAGTACTTTCCCTGCTGGAATTTTAGGATTTGTTGAGAAAATACGAGCGGTCAATTTGCGCATAGGTGCAGCGGATGCACCAATAACCGCACTCGCAATATCAATATAGCGCGTTTGTTTAATAGACATATTTATCCTTAAATACGAAATAGATTAGAAATAAGTAAATTTGTTGCAGCAGTGTCTAAAGATAACGTACTGGAAAAAGTGACATTAAAATCAAATGAAGGATTATGCTCGTAGCTATTTCCAGCATTTATTATCGGCGCTCGTCTAATTTCCGTCGCTCGCTGTATCCCTATTCCCATTTTTCTCATTGATTCAACAAAAGACAGCGAATTAATAATCATTCGAGTCATTCGAACTAAATCACCTGCTGTTAAATTTGGGTGTTGTTTAATAAAACCTTGAACCTGAAACGTTAATTCGATCAGTTGTTGTTCTTTATGGTTTGCATTATTACCTTGAATATTATAATTCCTTTTTTGCCAACCTTGACCAACCTCCTTTATAGGAAAAAACATAATAATATTATTATCTTGTTTTTTCTCTGGCTGAAAACCAGCAATAACATCAACATGAATATTTGCTGATTTAAATTGTTTTAATAGTTGTTCACGAATGGCAATATTAATATCATTATCTTTCATTTCACTTCCTTAATATAATTCTCCTTTTCTTTTTAAAATTTAATCTCTTTTATTTTATAAATAAATTATTATTACCTATAATTTAATTAAAAGAATTTTAATGAATACACTCTTGGCGAATATAATCTTGTAAACCTAAAATGATCCGTTCTGACTGCGCAATTCGTTCTCGGAGTATCCAATAATTTCGGATAGCGGTGTCAGTAGGTCGGGCGGTGTTTGCATTAACCAGGCTGGTGGTGGAAGTGGCTGAAACTTTGGGGCATTCTGCTTTGATATACACCCGCTCAGGAGCACGCTCACTAATATCACGCAACTGATCAATTTCTTTTTTTGCATGAACAAGTTCCTGTAAATGACGATTATCAAGTTGATTAAGCTGATTTATTCTTAATTGATAATCTTTATTTTCCGCAATTTGCTGAATAAGAGATTGATTAATATTATTATACTCATTTCTCAAGGATTTATTTTTATCAATTAGCCAAAGCAATCCTATACCTAGGCATAAAATCATGATTACCATTATTTTTGATAAATAACTCATAATAACAACCAAGCATCTTCAAAAACTTTTTCAGAATAAGGTTGATAACCAAGTTCAATATTAACGATCGCCACAGCTAAAGGAATAGTGATATTTTTTAACTGTGTATTAATTGGGTTATCAACCTCAACACCAATTTCTTTTGATGCTCGGATAATATAACCTTCTGTATTATTTTCGTTAGGTGGCGCATAACGATTAATTATTTTTTTAATCGTATTTAAACCATATTTTTTTTGGTATGTTTGTAATAATTTGTAGATAGCCCGTATTCCATATTCAGGTGAAATAAATTGGCAAAAATCTTTATCTGTCTGCTGTGTGGATAATCCTTGCCATTTCGAACCGTGTCGGATATTGCCAGGGTTATTATTACGCTCACCTCGTGCTATTTTAGCCATTTTTAACTCCTGCTCTTCCTTTAAGGAGTTTACTCACGGAATCTACTCCGACATAGCCAATAAACACACTGGCTAAATAAGCAAACTCATGATTAATATTAAATAAAATTAAAATATCTTTAATAAACCAAGCAAACATTGCACACATCAGCCCATCTATAGAGGTTTTTTTCCATCCTCCGCCGTTATATAAACCTCGAAGAATAGCCATTCCTCCAGCGAGAGAGGCTGATACTCCTTGCTCTTTCATTGAAGAAAGGGCAATAAATATCTGTTCCCATAGATCTGGATTTTCTTTCATTGTTTCTCATGGCTTACCTCCAAATAGGAGGAACTGTAATAAATGATATACTCATCCACAGCACTTAAATCTAAGCTCTGTTTTAACATGAGTATTTTTATGTTTTATTTATCTAATTAGATAAATGGCGGATATAAAAAAAGACCACATAGTGGTCTTCCATTGAAGATAGAATTTAACAGATATCGTTAATTTATATTCGTTAAGAAAATAAAGATACAAAAAAGCCCCATTTTTGAAATGGGGCTTTTATATTCTGTTGTGAGGTCTTTAGATACAAATCTCTCACTGTGGAGTTATAGTATGCTTATTTTTCCTGAAAGTCAACAATAAGTTTCCACAAAAACAAATAAACAGAGAAAATTATTACTTAACAGTCACTTCTTGAAGAATTTTTTCTGATAAGGATTCTTCTTTAAAGCATTCTTCAACTAAATGTTCAAACAACGGCTTATAGTTACTGTACGCGACCGTTTTAGAAACATTCACCACCGTCTGCACTTGCTCTAATACTTCGCTGAATTTTAAACGAGGATACCCGCGTCCTGAACACTGATTACAAGGTTTGAAAATAGATATCCCCTGCTTTTCACTCTCTTTTTTATCCACCACTTGACCACGACCATGACAACGACATGCTAAACGAATTTCAGCTTTTCCCTTACATGTAGGGCAAACAACTCGAGTTGTCTCTCTCACTTCACGGTAAGAAGTCTTATTTTTTGGTTTAATTTTAAGCTCATTTTTAAGATTTCGCTCAAGCCCTTTAATCGATTTTGAGGTATAGATTTTGGTAGTAAAAACATCAACTTCAATAAATCCATTACTGCAATCAGGGCATACTTTTTTACTTGCAGCACTTCTTGCGTAATCTTGAAAAGCATAATTAGCAATAATATGTAAAACGTTAGCTTTATCGTTTTCGGTTAATTTATCAATCGCTTTATATTGATAAGCTTGCGTTAATGCATATTGGTAAAGGCTTTCTATCGCTTCGCTTGGGTTATTAATACTATGTTTAGCTAAAAATAGCTCTATTCCCATACGCCCTTTTCGGGTAGCGAGACTGATTGATGTCATAACATCGGTGACTGAAAGTGAATCGACCGCTTTAACAGTTCTTACATCGCTTAATACAAGGCTTTTTGGTGAAAAATATTTAGGTAAGTCTGCTAGTCTCATTTAATGCTCCTTTTGATTTCCTATCACTACTTATTGGTCATCCATGTACCACGACAAGGCATGGCATTTATGCATCTAAATCACCCGCATTTTACGGCGTTATCTCAACGTGATTTTTACTTACCACTCTTGCATTGGTTTATTTAGTTAATTTTTTGTGCTTTTTGCACTTTTATTAACTAATGGTTAATGCTATATTTTAACCAAAGTGACGTCAAGTAGCAAAGGAAATTAACTGATGGTTAATAATGATAATAAAACGGAATTCACCAAAAGGCTTCAAGAAGCTTGCTTAGATTCAGGGATTGCAGGACGTGGGGTAGGTAAAAGAATTACAGACGCGCTCGCTGAACAAGGTATAAAAGTCAGTGCTCCAGCGGTATGGAAATGGCTAAACAGTGAATCAATTCCCGATCCAACAAATATCTTAGCATTAAGTCAATGGCTCGATGTTCGAGCAGAATGGTTAGAATATGGGCGAGGAGCGAAAAGAAACGATGGTGTTTCAGTCAATGAAATGACCCCCGTTGATGATTGGGATAATAATACGCCGATAGAACGAGATGAAGTCGAGATCCCTTTCTATACGACTATTGAATTAGCTGCAGGTTTCGGAAGTTGTACCACTGATAATCAAAAGGTGGAATTATTGAGATTTTCTCGTTCTACATTTAATCGCTATGGCGTTCAACCTAGTGATGCCGTTGCTTTTAAAGTTCATGGTGACAGTATGTCCCCCGTTATTCCTGATGGCTCGATCGTAACTATCAGTACAGGACATACAAAAATTGTTGATGGCGGTATTTATGCCATTCAACAAGGCGATCTTTTGAGAGTCAAAATTTTACATCGACTCCCTAATAACACCATTATCATCCGTAGTTATAATACTATTGATTACCCCGATGAGCGTTCTACATTAGAAGAAGTGAAAATTTTGGGGCGAGTATTTAATTGGTCCGTGATGGGTTGGTAA